CTAATTTTCTGTAAATTCTATAAGTGCATCAAAAATATCTTTCGATAGTTCGTAGTGCCTGCAACGTTTCGATTCATCTTTAATAATCAGATCGCCGGTAATCCCAAACAATACCGAAACGTCGTTCCGCTCCTGCTCGTTGGTACAACTCCCGTTTTTATTCCACACACAATTCGCACACTGTTTCTTCAGCTGAATTTTTCCGGTGGTGTGGTTTAGCTTACCAAGCATGCAATCACAGCCATCATCTTCGGTTTTTGACGGTATGTACCGGCTGCGTCCGGTACAATAGTCCACCTCATCGTATCCATCTCGGTACGTATACGTCCGGGTTTTCCCGCAATACGGACATAATTTTGTAAGCGTCTTCCGCTGTGGTCTGGTGCTATACATATCTTTACCCTCCTTAATCCTTAACCTACCACTACAGTCTCATTACAGGCCGGGCACGTTATTCGCTGTTCATACTCATTCATGCCGGTCTGAACAGTTTTCACGTCGCCTTTCTCAAACTCTAACAATGCCCCACACACCTCACAAGTTATCCTGCGCTTCTGGCCGTACTTAATTACTTTTACCATGATTCCCGCCTCCTCACGTGTGCTACACTTTATCCATTTCTGACAAGATACTCTGATATTTCACTATCAATCTTGCGGCTTTATGTTCGCCGCTGACCGCATACCGGATTCTTGCCTTACAGCTGGCAATCGCTTTTTTCAAGCGGTCTATATCTTCTTTTGTGCCCTCATACTTCAGGCACAGAAGGGTGCCCTCCATCGCTGGCAGTTCTCCCTGCGCATTCCTGCGTTTTGTATCATAGACTTTCTGCCATCGTGTCTCCTTTGTTATCCGGTCTTCCAGCCAGGCTTTGATCTCCTCCGGCTCAGTATTGCGGGATTCTGACCGCTGATACAGGGCAAGCATTTTCCTGATCTGCCTGATACCCGCGTTTTCAAAAAACTCCTCCGCACATATCCTCATGCTCCCATTCGGGATACTAAACTCTATGATCAATTCCGGTACCTCCTTATCCTTGCTTTCAGGCTCTCCATTACCCAGCTCTGTACGTCGTCTTTTCGTTTCAGGGCTTCCATGACGTCCCCGTCGCGTGTGCCGCCGCAGATCAGATGATGGATAATCACCTTTTCCTCCTGTCCCTGGCGGTGAAGGCGCTTATTTGCCTGGGTATATAACTCATAGTTCCATGTCAGGCCGAACCAGATCACGTGATTGCCTCCTTGTTGGAGGTTAAGGCCGTAAGCGCTGCTGGCGGGATGGGTAAGCAGAATATCGATCTTTCTGGCATTCCAGTCGTCCTCGTCCTGCGTGGTCTTAAGCTCCCTCACCCGCAGTCCTGTTTTTTCCAGGGCTTTTAAAATCCGCGTCCGGTCATGCTGGAAGTTGTAGAAGACCAGGGCCGGTTTCCCCTGCAGGGACTCGATCAGCTCCATGAATGCCTCGATCTTGCAGTTGTGTACCTCGTGAACGCTGTGATCCTCGTCGTACACGGCGCCATTTGCCAGCTGCAGAAGCTTATTGCTCAGTGCCGCCGCGCTGGTCACGCTGATCTCCTCCTCGTCCTCCGGCAGGGCCAGAACCATCTCACGCTCCATATCGTAATAGGCTTTGCTGGCCTTGCTGTCCAGTTCCACCGGGATCTCATGGTACGTGATATCCGGCAGCTGTAAGTAATCATCTGCCTTCATGCTGATGCAGATGTCCGAGATCTTCTCTAAGATGCTGCCCTCACTCCCCGGCTTTGCCTCGTAGCTGTAAATCATGCCATCAGCTCCCCGCTTGTCCGGCTGGAAATACCTCTCCCTGAACTGTGTATACCTTTTTCCCAGCCGCTCGCCGCCGTCCAGTAGAAATACCTGGGCCCATAAATCATCAAGCCCGTTGGGGGAAGGCGTTCCGGTCAGCTCCACAAGCCGATCTATGTATCCACCCACGCTTGCTAGCGCCTTGAACCGCTTCGCGGAATGGCTCTTAAAGCTGCTGGACTCGTCGACCACCACCATGTCAAACGGCCAGGCATTCCGGTAGTAATCCACCAGCCACACCACATTCTCCCGGTTGATGATATAGAGATCAGCTGGTGTATTAAGTGCCCGGATCCGTTTCGTCTGGCTTCCCAGTACCGGGGAGACCCGAAGCATTTTTGTGTGGTCCCACTTTGCGGCTTCCTTCGTCCAGGTCCCCTCTGCTACTTTCTTCGGGGCGATTATTAAAACTCTGCGGACTTGAAAACGATTATACTTAAGCTCCTTGACAGCTGTCAGCGTGGTGACTGTTTTCCCAAGGCCCTAACCCATATCAAGGAACAGGCCTAACTTCTTAACTCTTAAAATCTGGTCAATACAATGTTGTTGATAGGCGTGTGGCTTGAATATCATAGGGCATCACCTCCTTTATGTTCCCCGTGCCATCTGGCATGTTCAGCCTGGCTTTCAAATATCATCAAATTATCCGGATGATTGTTTCGTTTATTTCCATCGATATGATGTACGACTTCACCCGGCTTTAGTTGTCTCCCCAGCTTCAACTCGGCAACCTTACGATGCGTGTGCACCCCGAATGATTTTGTATAAGATTTTCCTTCTCCTTTTCCTCTAAGAGCCATGCTTACTTTAGCCCTGGTAAAAAAGTTCATTCTTGACGGGTTTAATTCCTGATTTAACGCCGTCATATGGGCCGACATGTTCTCATAATTCTTGAGACTCTGATACCCTTCTGGGTTTTTACTCTTGTTGGAAAATGCAGCCAAGCACTCACGAGAACAAAAATTATGAGGCTTTATTTTGCACGGATAAGTTCGGATTTCCTTTCCGCACCATGCACATACCGCTGTAACCATCTGCTATCACTCCTCCTCGCCGCGTAACCGACATGCATTCCACTGCTCCTTCATGGATAATCTAAATTCGCAATCCTCCAGAAAATCCCTGACTTGCGACTCCCCATAAAGGATCTTAACATTCTGCTTCATTTTCCTAAGCCGATCGATCTGAACATTCTGTATCGCGCTCAGCCTGCCAGTTTCTGTTTTCAATTCTACAAATATCGGCTGCAGCCCCGGAAGAATTACGATCCGGTCGGGTACCCCATCATTGCCAGGGCTTACCCACTTATAGGCGCGGCCGCCCAACTTTCTGACCTCTGTCACTAATATCTTCTCAATGTCTTTTTCCAGCATGTCTTATCCTCCAAATAATTCTTTGCACTTTGACGCCCAAATATCTTCCGGTGGTATCGAGTTTTTCCATTCCCACAGATATTCACCTTCTGTTTGTTTGGATTTAATATTCAATCGCTTCCTGGCTTCTTTTATTTCCGACCGACGTAATCCAGGGAAATGCCCTTTTACCTCGGCAAGAATACTTTTCGCTGGAATCCCGTCCTTGACTGTATGCTCAGAAAAATATTTTGAAAGCAATATCTCCGCGCATAAAATATTCATCTCGTCCACTTATACCGACCTCCCGCAACTTTCTCTCTACACATGTAATGCGATATATAAAACAGGCTATTTAGGTAATATACCTATCTACCTAATTTACCTATTTTTACTACTCTATATATAATTGGTAGTCATAGTTGTCATTAATAAGAATAGCTAGTGTTTATGCGGGTTTTCTCGACTACTTTGTATGACAACTTTAGTGACTACTGACTACTTTGTATGACTACCTTATAAGTTGTCGTGACTACCTTTATTTTTCCTAGTTAGTAGTCACCCGTTCAAAACCTTTTTGCTGTCCGTACGGACCGTATCTCCGTGTAGTTTTATTACGCTTCCAGCCACTGATATTCTGTAGCACGTTATTGATCTCAGTACTGTCCATTCGTTTTAGATATCTCGGATCTCCGTTAAAGCACTCCACCCAGATCTCTACTGCACACACTTTTTCCCTCGGAACCAGTAACGCTCCCTCCGGCAGTTGAAGTGTTCCCTGCCAGTACATTTTCCTCTTTAAAGGATCCATCTGGTCCCAGTTAGAAGGGATCAGCTTCTCCAGAAAATCCAGGATCATTCCCTCTTTTCCGGACGCCTCCCGGTGACTCTCCTGCTGTTCGATTGCTAAGGCCTCTATCTCCTTTGAGAGGTATAACGACTCACCCAGGGCCCAGTACATATAAACTTCCGCCCATATCTGGTCCACCTCCTCCGGCAGCTCTTTCCAGACCGACCGTTTTGCCGGGTGTACTCCAACATCAACAGGCCAGAACCGGCGATTCCCCGTGTTGTCTTTTAGAAACTCGCTGTCGTTGGACGTACCGAAGAAAACGCACCGCCTCGGGTACCGTTCCGTCCTGCGGCCGTATGCTGCCCTGTAGATATCTTCCCGCTTACTTAAAAACTGTTTAACGGCTGAGGTCTCCTGCCTCGTCATGGCTGTCAGCTCCCCGACCTCATTGATCCATGTACCCTGTATCAGCTCTGCGGCCTCCTTGCCCTCAAATGACGTCAAACTATCGGAGAACCACGCCTTACCCAGTATATTAAGAAACGTACTCTTTCCGATTCCCTGCGGTCCCGTGAAGATCGGCATATAATCATATTTCACACCGCCTTCGATGGCTCTCGCCACAGCCGCACACAGGGATTTCCGCATTACGGCTCTGGTATAAGCAGTATCCTCTGACCCTAAGTACACTGACAGCAGAGTATCCACCCGCTTCACGCCGTCCCATTTGAGGCTCTTTAAGTAATCCCTAACCTCGTTAATCTTGTTCTGTTCGCCTACGATCGTAAGGGCCCGGTCCAGCTTGTCCTGCTGGGCGATATGATAAAAATTTTCCATGTACCAGAAGAATCCCGCATCGTCCGGGTCACTCCACTGGCGCCTTCCCGTCTCCTTGCTCCACGGCAGTTCGCCCAGGATCAGTCCCCGGTTAGCAAATTCGTCCGTTACGATTCTTCCTTTCAGCAGGGGGTCATTCTGCAGCACGATAATCACGTTATTGACGGTCTTCTTATAATTCCCGTTGCCGTCTACTTCAAGGCTGCTTAACCAGCTGTAGTCCTCCTCTCTGGCACCCTCTGTAGGCTCTGCAAAGGCCGCCACAGCCGCCTCGTGCTTCTCCTTGGCTATCAGATCGGCTACGGCCTTATCGTCCATAGCAAGCCTGCTCATAGCCACGAAAGACGGCAGTTTATTATTCGGGGTCCCGTCCTTCGCCTCGGCGTCCCGGTCTCCGTACATATGCAGCCGGACCAGATCGAAAGCATTGACCAGCTGATTACAGCACGGGTCGTGGGAATGGTGGGAGTACAGGAACAGATCCCCGTCGTAGATAATAGCCCCGCCCGTTGTCTCTCCGCCAGTATAGGTATACCGGCCTGCCGTGGCCGTCTCCTCATACATACCCGGAATAAACTGCTCCATGGCCTGGGTGATGCTGTACGTCCGGCAGAATGCGCCGATCACGCCGCGTTTGATTGTGGGATCCTCTTGCTTTGCCAGCCGTCGGCGCTCGATTGCTTCGGTCCCCGGAACCTGAGGCCACTGGCTGATGTCCCTCCAGTCGCCGTACATGCCCAGCAGGCCGTCCACGCTGCAGAACGGATTGTCGTACACCTCATATAAGTACTGGCTGTCAATGCAGCACGACGGCCAGTACATCAGCCGGTTGATCTCGAAGGTTGTCGGGTCACAGAACTCGATCCCGATCAGTGACGCCAGTTTCCGCACCGCAGGCTCGTATTCGTCTGCCGTGGTTGTCCGGTCCGTCGGTACGATCACGCGAAGCCTGGGAGAGTACCCAGCATGTTTCCGGGTACTGTAAACAGCCGCAGCACACCCGAGACCGCCCACACGCCGCAGGACATCGTCCGCCTGCCCCGCAGGGATATTATCCAGATCCAGTGTTAAAAGATCCCGGCCTTCCGCACATTCCGGTTTCCGGCGGTCTCCTGTAAATGTTCCACCCACAAAACCGCCCACGTCTTTCAGTTCGTCCTGTCTGGCCTTCGGTAATGCAAGATACTGTTCCAGGGTCTCTGTCCCCCGGATGGGAGTTTTCAATTTTTCGGTAAATTCGGACCACATGATCTCGCACCGCGGCCAGTTCGTAGACTTCCGGCTCCCCGCCGTGCTGATCTGCAGCTTCCTGTTATTCTGCAAGTTCTCCCCTCCTAGTCCTTCATATAATACATGCTTTCAAATCCTGCGCCTTTCAGCACCAGCCCCGGCGCCCAGGGGATCGGCTCCGCCATCAGACCGCAGATCTCTTCCACCGTCGTCTCCATCGGCGCGTCGATGATCACCTCGTCATGCACATGGAAGACCACCTGCAGCCCCTTAGCGGCGATCCTTTCCAAAGTCACCGCCAGACAGTCCCTGGCGATGGCCTGGACGATATTTTCGACCATCTTTCCGCCGTAGGTACTCGTAACTTCCCACTTTCGTGTCTGCTGACCTACCGTATAGTAGTGGACAGCCATCTTCTCGAAGCGATTCTCCTTTAGAAATGGCTTCGGGTAAAAGAGTTTCCGGCCGCTCGGCAGCCGCACGGTAAGAAAAGACTGTCCATAGATCAGATCCCCCTCCAGCGCAAAGATCAGCCCGTTGATACCCTGCGGCTGCGCTGTATCCATGACGGCAAGAGCCGCGTTCTCGATTGCATACCACAGGCCCTTAATCCGGGGATTCGCCTGCCGCCACCGCTGAACAATGTCCGGTAGTTCTTCTTCCGTAAGGCCCATCTGCAGGGCGCCCATGGCGATCAGCGCCGAAGTACCGCCCTGATATCCCAGAGCCAGTGTTGCAACCTTGCCTTTCTGCCGCAGACTGTACTCCGGGTTTCCTTTTGCAATCCGTTCCACAGGCACGCCGAACATCTGGGACGCCGTCGCTTCGTAGATCTTCCCGTGGGTGGCAAATACCTCATTCACCCACTGCTCCCCGGCCAGCCATGCGATCACCCGCGCTTCGATGGCGCTGAAATCCGCTACCACGAACTTATGGCCGGAGGAAGGGATAAACGCGGTCCGGATCAGCTGGGAAAGCGTATCCGGTACGTTGCCGTAAAGGATCTTCACACCGTCATAATTCTTAGCCTTGACGAGGTTGCGGGCATAGTCGAGGGTCTTGAGATAGTTGCGCGGAAGGTTCTGCATCTGTACCAGACGTCCGGCCCATCTGCCCGTTCTATTGGCTCCATAATACTGCGTAAGTCCTCGTACTCTGTCACCCTCTCCCTGGGCCGTATCCATGGCCACGTATTTTTTAATAGAGGTCTTCCCCAGCTGCTGGCGGATCTCCAAAACCCTCTGGACATTTTCCGGATTAATACTGTCCAGAAGCTCTGACACGGTCTCTTTTCTTAGGTTATCTGTCTCCGTGCCATTGTCCTGGAGCCACTTAAGCAACTGCGCCGTACTGTTTGGGTTATCCAGCCCTGTCAGTCTCACAGCCTCGTCTGTCAGTCTCTGTGTGATGATCTGATCGATATACAGCGCCCCCTCGATGAGCTCCGTATCCACCCGGACACCATAGGCATTCATCAGGACATCCATCTGCCAGAGCCGTTCTTCCTCCTCCGGCATCGGAAACAAGTCCAGCCGTTTTAATATCTCCCGTTCTGTCACCACGTCCTGTTTGCAGTATTCTTTAAATAAATCCCACTTGTCCTTATCATGCCATGGCTGGTTCCACATGCGGCCGCCATTGGTTTTCGTCGGCTTACACGGGACACAGAAGTACCGGATCAGGGCCCTGCCTGTTGTCAGCTTCTGCTTATCCTGTGGGAGGCCGATCGCCTTGCCTGTTGCGTCCAGACCGGCAGTATAACCGCAGTACAGGCCGTGAGCCATGGTACAGCGCCACTGGTCGATCGGAGTCTCATAACCGGCGCGGTTAAGGCAGTACCACTCGAACGCCGCATTATAGGCGTGTTTGATAACGGCCGGATCAGTCAGGGCCTGCATCAGCCAGCAGGAGAGTTCTTCTCCGTTTTTAAGGTCAATGATCTTCACGGGATCATTGTTCCACTGGTAGGCAAACAGGAGGATTTCAAAATCTGGAGACTGAGCGTACTTGTAGGCTCCGGCCTTCCCGATGTCAACGCTGCTCCTTGTCTCGATATCAATACTAAGGTGATGCATATAAGTTCCTCCCTGTCAGGTTGAGGGGCCTTACGGCCCCTCTTAAAATTAATATGGTAGCCCTGTGATCGGGTTAATACGCTGTGCCGATGGCTGTGTGTACTGAGGCTGTGGTGCATAACCGGCGGCTCCCGGAGTTGCGGGCATGGCCGCCCCGTACTGCGGTGTAGCATAACCAGCAGATGTCTGGCCTGGCTGAACCCCGAAGGCCTGCGCTGCAGATGGGGCACTGCCTCCCAGCGCCTCTCCGTCTCTTGTTTTCATAACCGGGCCCAGACCGCAGCCGATCCCTTTCTTCCCGCCGAAAGAGTACGGGTAGAAGGATACGTTCACACGGCCATACATACCGCTGTATACCTCAGACTGGTTAATGATTGGGTTTCCCATCTTATCCACGACTTCCGGCCGGTAATCCACCTTGGCACTGGCTGTAAATACCCAGTGGCCCTTACACTCCGGGCCGAAGGCCATCCCATCAGAAGGGCGAACTCCGTCGCCGTCATAGACGGGCACGGGGACGATCGGCGGACACTGACCGTTCCATTTCTCGCTGATCCCCTTCTGCTTTGCGGCATCGAGAGCCGCGTTAATACGTCCCATGGTGTCTACGTCCGTCTTTGGCACCAGAACTGTTACACTGTATTTTTCTTCCTGTCCTGCCATCGCTGCATAAGGCTTAAACAGGTGCACATAAGATAATCTCACTTCTCCGGTTGTTACGTTGGTTAAATCATTCATAGCTAAATTCCTTTCTTTTTTTTAAGATTGTCCTCCCGGCTCTTCTGCTTTATAATTTAGAAGAAAGGAGGTGTTACTGATGAAACAGCTTGATAAACTTTTACAAAGCCTTGGCGAACCCTATGATATTCAGGATTTTGATGGCGAGGACTGCATACACAGGAAATTTGGTAATTACGAATTTGAGGTTTCCGACACAAGTCGCAAATTCTGTATCCTGTATGTGTGGACAGTCACACCAAAGGAAGTGGTTGCGATATATAAAAATATTCCAACTGAAAATCTTAAGGATGTTCTGGGCTATTATGCTTCCAGATACCAAAACATTCCGGACCAAATCCAGGTCGAACGCCAAGATATAGAAGTATGACCCCTAGATCCCTTCTGGTAAGATGCTTTTCTTCGATGACCCGGTCCAGTTCTTCAATCTCTTCCGGGTCATCTGTTTTCAACTCGAATCTGCGGAGTTCGCCTAAAGTCCGACTTTTCGGTAACTCAGTACTTTTCTCATTCATTTACTTTTTCCTCCTTGAACGCCTCTGCGGCGGTTAATTTATTTGTAATTGCCGGTCTCTTATCCGATGCTTCTACTAGGGCCGGCTTCCCTGGTTTCCACACAACATACTCGCCTACAGCGTCGGCAAAATCCTTCTTCCCGACTGTCGTTTCTACCTGAGCAAGCGACAGCGGCTTTCTTTCCCACAGTACTGCCTCTTCAGCTACGCCGCTTTTGACGAGAGTTTCAAACGCTTTGTCCATGTCTGTCCAATCACGGCCACCACGGCCTGACACGGCCTTCCAGCCTGGAACTTCTTTTCCGGCCAGACACTCCTTAAGGGCATAGTCCTTTAAGGCTTCAAGCCATTTTGCCACGTCGACACCCTTCCGCAGGTAGTCTCCTGCCTCTGCATTAGAGATAAGCGGCGGAAGTTTCCCGAGATCTTCCGAAAATGCAAGTTTCACATTCTCATCAGCTCTGGCCCTGCATTGTCCGCGTGCCCGGCAGTACTTACATGTTTCCGGACTCGGGAAATAATCACCCTCGCCCTTAATCGCAAGTTCTGCCCGGCCTTTTACGTACCGCCCCCACGAAAGCAGTTCTTCCAGCGGGCACTCCCACTCGGAGATACCGTCTGACAGCCGGGGCTGCACGATAGACATCCGGATCGTCTCGATCGGATACAGGATCTTATACATCTCGTAAGCTCCCAGAGCGTATAAAGCAAGCTGGGGATTCCCCTCTGCCTCCACTCGTTCATTGGGACTCTTTCCGTATTTAAAGTCAATGACGTGCAGCACGTTGCCGCAGATCAGGATACAGTCCGCAGTCCCAAACCCATCGGGGACATAGGCAGAGAAGTCAACCCTCTTCTCGATTGCCACATAAGGAGTGCTTTTCATGGCCAGTGCAACACTTTTTATGTAATCAAGGTATTCGTCCGTGTAACCCGTCATCTCATCCTGCCAGAGCGGTTCTTTTTTCAGCTTGTTGATGGCCGCCGTCAGCTTCCGCTTTCCAAACTCTACGCTGTAAAAGTAATTCCGTACCTTCAGCTCCGCAAGTTCATGGGCCAGCGTGCCCTCCTCAGCCGCTTCCGACGTTGTATCCGGAAATGGCTCCTCCAACCGGGCGCTCGGTGTACAATACAGCCACCGGTGCGCCCCAGATGCACTTAATAATGCATGATCTCTCTCAGCATGTCCCATCAGATCGGCGCCCCCAATCCTCTAAGTGCCGTAGCAAACGCCCCGTACTGTTCCTGCGGCAGCTGTGTTAATGCCTCCGTGCCGAACTGCGCCAGAAGGTTAATCAGATCGCCCTGCCTGCCGGAGTCCATAAGAGTCATGGCCGCCCTTGCCAGATCGTCAGCGGTATAAGAAGGGGCTGCCGTCTGTACCGGTGCCTGCTGTACTGGCGGCGGTGTTACTGGAGTCTGCTGTACCGGAGGTGGCGCTACTGGAGCCATCTGCTGAGTTTGTACGGGCTGAGGTGTTACCGGAGCTACCTGCTGTACCGGCTGTGTCATTGCCGGAGCAGCCTGCTGAACTGGCGGCTTGTCCTTAGTTTCGACCGTCGAAACTAAATTCCTTGCAAAATACATCATGTCCTCAAAATCTTTAAATTCAACTGTAATCATAGATTAAATCCTCCTAATTCATTTTTTAATATGATCAGCTCGTCCTTTGTGAGCGTGATTCCTTTAGTCATCTCAGACCGATCCGCGTTCCAGCCGCGGAGGTCAAACTTTGGTTCATGATCTCCCCATTTCACCAGATTTAGTTCCTTGTGATACTTTCCATCTCCCGGAAACTCGATCAGGGTTTCCAGAATCTCGCATTTCAGTTCTTTTGCCATCTTGCACTCCGTTTCTCCCTCTGTTATAATGAGGGTGTAAAATTGTTAGTAGTTACTTTGATTCCCGGACGGCTCCACCCGTCTGGGTTTCTTTTTTTACAACACACATGCCCGTAATAGTAGATACCCTATGTAGGCACAGGCCCCCGCTCCAGCCAGATCAAAGATCCCAACCAGCAGCCACTCCACCCAGTCCACAATCGGCGGCCGGCTGTCGTCCTCGAAGTCGTCGAGGTTGTCAATGTACTTCTGCATGTCCATCACCTCCCATTGCATGTCCATCAGTACCGCTATTAAGCGGTTTCATCTTTCTGTACCTCGTCTTTCTTTTTAATAGACTTTACAGTCACTGTTGCTTCTCCTCGAGCAGTCAAAATTCTTGCAAGGGCTTCAAATGCCTTTTCCACGTTAAGGCTATTTACTGCGATTACAGTATCTTTCATATCACCACCCCTCTCTGATAGATTGTATGTGTAACTGGTTGTACTACTTGCGTTGTCCTTCTTGCCTTTTTCTTGTCTCCACTTTATACTGTACTTACAGGTTCCTGCCAGAACCAAGTACAAAAGAAAGGGGGAACAAATATGACATATGAAGAACTAAAATCCTTCACATGGGAAGAGCTTTCGTCCCTAACTTATTACCAATTGAAAATGGATAAATATGAGTTACTTGTGAAAGCTCAAAATTCACAGCTTCAGTTACCTGATGAAATAACAATGAAACTCCAACAACTCTGTAGTATACTTTCAGACAACTTTCCTGAAGAAAAGAAAACACTATCCGGTTTAAATATCACCACAGTTGGAGAATATGCAAAATCGTGTACTTACATATTGAAACTTTTTCTCTTAATTGCCGGAAGAGAATCTTTCTTTCAACTTGCTGCTGATGTTTACAATGAAATTGTTAAAATGCTTGAATAGACCTTTTCTAAACAGAATCACAATCATAACAATCACTAATAAAGACAATTTGTAGATTGCCTGCCAGCAATCATTCAGATTATTATCAAAATACTCAGTTATAGATACATTTGTTGAATACCACTTCCTTCCAAAGATATTTCTTCTTTGAGCAGGGAGTGGTTTTCTTTTTTCTTTCATTTCCCTCACCTCCTTTTCTTTATTTTTGTGTTTAAAGACACGTTTCGTGTTCTTTTTCATTAAAAAAAATGTATGGAACACTTTTCTTGTAATACTTTGCTATACGAGCTTTTGTGGGATCTCTAGGTACTCTTTTCCCCGCTTCATACATTGCTAACGCCGATTTACTTATATTTAAGGCATTTGCAACTTCTTCTTGAGTTCTTTTTCCCCGAAGTATAACCAGTTTTTCCGCCATTGCCATTACATCCAATTCCAAACTATCACCTCCATTCACTCACGTTTTGTGTACGTTTATACTATACACGATACGTGATTGGTTGTCAATCACCAATCGTGAATATTTATATTGATTTTTGTTCACGCATTGTGTATAATAAGATTATAAAAAGAGAAGGGGTGATAAAATGGCCTCATTTAAAGAAATGCTAAAGTACTTAAGACTCAGAGAAAATTTATCGCAATCCGAATTAGCCGAAAAACTGGGGGTTGCTAAATCAACGATAAGTATGTATGAGGTTGGAAAACGCGAACCGGATTTTGAAACACTAGAGGCAATAGCAGATTTGTTTAATGTAGACATGAACTTTTTATTAGGAAAAGATGGTTCAGAAAATGACCGCTACTACATTAACGACGAAACCGCAAAGGCCGCTCAGGAAATCTTCGAAAACCAAGAACTCCGCGCGCTTTTTGACGTACAGCGAGACATGGAACCAGATGATCTGCGTGCACTCCATAATATGGCACTTGCTTTAAAAAGAAAGGAACGTGGTAACGATGACACCGGATGTTAATGTCGTCTTACTTGATTTTCCCACTTCCGGGAACGAAATGGTTTTTGAAAATGAAGATGGCAGTTATACTATTATGATTAACTCGCGGCTATCATGTGATGGACAGCTCAAGGCTTATCGCCATGCCATGCATCATATTGAAAATGATGATTTCTCAAAAAATGATGTTCAATCCATTGAAGCTGTCGCGCATGAGGTAGTCATTCCAGTGGAAGCACAGCGAATTCCATCAGATCGATTCTTACAACGCCTAAAAAGTATCCGCGCTGAACGAAAAAGACTCCAACAAAAACTCCAGCAGTATGAAGAAGATATGAAAGTTATACGCAGTATTGCAGAATATAATAAATGGAATTTATCAGACCAACAATTGCCGGAGCATCAACAATGGTATAGCAGCAATCTATAATTAAAATAGCCTATGGCTTTTTAATATAATATATGAAAGGGGGTAGGTTATATGATTTGTCCATATTGTAATGCCGCTATCTCAGATGACAGTGTCTTCTGCTCTTCCTGTGGAAAACGCCTCGAGCCAGCTGAGGAGCAGGTTCTGCCTGCGGATTCAGTTATTTGTCCAAGCTGTGGTTCTGTAAATTCCAACAGTTCCAATTTCTGTACCAATTGCCGGGCTCCACTGACCGAGACCGCTCTGGAACAGGTAAAAACCCAGAATGACTTACAGCTGCAGCAGGCTCAAGTAAAGATGCAGGCCATGGCCCTGCAGGCTCAGCAGGAACAGCTGAAAATCCAACAACAGCAATATAATTCCATGGCGAAATGCCCCAGATGCGGCTCAACTTCGCTATCAGGCAACAAGAAAGGCTTCGGCATTGGAAAAGCGGTTGTCGGTGCCGCACTTGTAGGTCCTCTAGGGTTAGTCGCCGGTAATCTGGGGGCTAAAAAAGTACAAGTTACCTGTCTAAACTGTGGAAAAAAATTCAAACTATAGGGAGTGTATGAAAATGTTTTGTCGAAAATGTGGGACAGAATTTGATGGTAAATTTTGTCCAAATTGTGGAGAACCTGTGGAATCCCCTCAGGGCGTACCGCCAACACAAACTAAGCTTAATGGTACCACGATAAATAGTCCTTCTTTTACTACACCCGTAAAGGAGCCATTCTATACTAAAACTTGGTTTATTGTTTTAATGCTCATCACCTGTTGTTTTCCTGTTGGGATATTTTTGATGTGGAAATATAAAAAATTCAATTCGCCAGCTAGAATCATTATCACTCTTTTCTTTGTAGCGGCATTTATTTTCGGGCTATCCAATACTGGAAACACTGTTGCAGATGCAGCAAAGACTGCTTCAACTACGGTGGCTGCAACCGAAGAAACAGAAACTGAGACAGAGACGACTGCTGTAACAACTCCTAGTGAAGAAACAACTGTTGCGGATAATCGAGAAGCTGCATTAGATGCAGATAATAAAATCACAGAACTGGTACAGGCTGCTGAAGCAGATTACAATGTCCTTGTAAATATGATCTCAGCTGGTAATGCATCTGATTTGGATCTATATGATACTGCAAAAAAAGTAAATTCCAATCTCGGAAGCTATCAGGTAAATGTCTCACGCATAAAATGCGATGGCATCAAAGATTATTCTGATGCTGCAAGTTCCTACATAATAAATATGCAATTAGTATCTTCCTATGTAAAAAAGTATGTTGATAAACACAAAATGGAAGACTTATCTTCAGCAAAAGAGTGCATTAGTAATATGAATAATTATATTCTCAATTTAGTTTCTAAAAAAATGGAATTTTTAAAAGCATCTGGCTATACAGAAGAAGAAGTAATGAATATGTTATCCAAAATGGGAGAAACGGCAGCTACTTCAGAGTAAAATTTATCTAAATAAACTTATACGAATAAAAAGCCCCAGGAGCTACCAACTCCCAGAGCTTTTCACATAGATTTTCTCTTGCCGGACGCACCGGAAGATATATCTTTCTCGCAAATTGATTATATCATTTCTGGAGCGTCCTGACAAGAGGTGTATTTTTTATACGCAAAATTAATACACTAGACCAAGGAGATGATATTATGGCAAAAACTCAGACCGCCCTTCAGCGCGTAGCCCTCTACATCCGTGTATCCTCAGACGAACAGGCAGAACGCGGCGATTCCATTCGTGATCAAAAGGAACGCGGAACTAAATACATTGATGATCACCAAAATATGATACTTCAGGACACCTATATCGACGACGGCGTTTCCGGTCAAAAGCTGGACCGTGATGATTTTACCCGCCTGATCGGGAATGTCAAAGCCGGCCTGGTCGATCTCATCATATTCACGAAATTAGATCGATGGTTCAGAAGTCTGCGTCATTATCTTAACACTCAGGTTATATTGGATAAATACAACGTAGCCTGGACAGCCATTGACCAACCTTATTTTGACACCTCCACGCCTTACGGGCGGGCATTCGTGGCCCAGTCTATGACCTGGGCGGAACTTGAAGCTCAGAATGGCGGCCTTCGTGTTACTGATGTATTCCGTAGTAAAGTAGAACATGGCGAGGTTATAACCGGAAAGGTGCCGCGCGGCTACATGATTCAAAATAAGCATTTAGTTTTTTCTGACGAGGCACCCGCGATGTTGGACAGTATTCAGTACTTCCATCGGGAACAGGGACTTGCCAAAACCGTAAACTACATGCGGGAAACCCACGGAATAAATATGAGTATCCAGAACCTTAAAAACAGTATCCTGCGAAACGAGAAATACACCGGCCGTTATCGCGGCAACGAAAATTACTGTCCGCGCCTGATCTCTGACGAGATGTATCAGGACATTCAACGTGTTCTTGACAACAACAGCACGATACGCTCCAGCCAAAAATACCCCTACATATTTTCAGGAATCCTTATTTGTGACGAGTGCAGTCATAAAATGAGCGGCTGCCACATTAACGTCGTGAGTCGCAGGACCAGCGGAAAAGTCTACCGCTACAAATATCCTGCCTATGAATGCCTGCAGTACCGCGCATACAAAAAATGCAGCAACGGAGGCGAGATTCGAGAAATACGGATTGAGGAATACTTGCTGGAACATGTCCGAGAAGAGTTAAGTGGCTATCTGGTAGATTTTGAGACAGGGGAAGCCAAGAGAATTGATAATCGTGCAAAAAAGAATAAGATCCGCAGAAAACTAGACCGTTTGAAGGATTTGTACCTGAATGAAGTGATCAATCTGGAAGAATATAAAAAAGACCGCGCGGAGTATGAGGAACAGCTTGCTGCCCTTCCAGACATGGAACAACCGATAAAAAATCTAAAACCGCTTAAGCAAGTTCTGGACTGCAATTTTGAGGTCATCTATAATAATTTAAACAATGAGGAAAAGAGGGCCTTCTGGCGGTCAATTATTAAGGAAATCCGTGTATCAAAGAGCATTGGGCGGAACCGGAAATATCAAATCATCTTTTTGTAA